AAATGGATTATCAGCTACGCAGACGGAACTCAATGCGGAGATGGAACTATCTATCGGGCTTCAGGATTTAAGTTGATTGGCATAAAGAAAAACAATTCAATGTGGAGAATGCCAAGCGGAGAAGTTGTTTGTAATTTAATTTTTTCTCCCTCAGTTTCAGGAACCGCAGGCCCAAATAACAAAAAAGGCCAATACGGAAAAACAGGAACAGAAAGCTCTGTTGCCTTTTTGAAATCTGTCGGAGCAGAATGCTTGCCAGGATTTCAACTTAAGTATATTTATTTTTTGGACAAAGAATACGAGAATAAATTGACAGTTCCAATTTTGCCTTTCTCGGAAATACAAAAAAAGAACGCCTCTATGTATCGAGGCACAAGCCGCGTTGGAGTAAACGAAAACTCGTCTGCATTCCTTGCAGAAGTTGACGGTTCAAGCCCGATCACGCGGCTCCAAAATTGATGAAGAGAACGAATGCCGAATCCTCCTAAGCCAACAGAAGAAAAACGCCGACTAGGCAATCCTGGAAAGCGAGCTTTGCCCGCAGTTCAAAATGTGATTTCTTTGCCAATGGCGATGGAGCCACCTGAGCCACCTCGCCCTCTTGGAGTTGAAGGGATGAAACTTTGGAAAAGAATTTGGGAGCAAGGCCGAACTTGGATAAGTTCAAACTCTGATTTAGAAATGGTCACTCTTTTGTGTGAATCTATGGATGAACGCTCGCAGTTGCGCTTCATTGTTTTGAAAGGCACGGGCGATTGGCGAGATCGCGTGGCTCTGCGAAGCCTCGATTCACAACTTCAGACTATGCTCAGCCTTCTTGGAATGAGTCCAACTGACAGAGCTAAATTGGGGGTTGCAGAGGTGCAGGCACGAACTAAAATTCAAGACCTTCTGTTAAAACGCGATGCCGCAAAAGAAAAGTAAAAAAACAACTAGTTGGCCTCCTCGCTGGTTAACTCCAGTGCCAAAAGCGGATCAAGATAGAGGCGACGGCGAAATCTACGCCAATTTCGCAGAAGCCGTTTGTCGAGTCACAAAAGATTCCGTCGCTTCTCCTGCCGGAAAGCTTTTAGTTCTTCGAGATTGGCAAAAGGAACTCCTGCGACATGCACTTGCTCGCAATCAAGATGGGCGCTTTCGGCATAGAACCGCCCTGGTCGGGATGGCAAGGAAGAATGGCAAATCTGCACTTGCAGCTTCAATGGGTCTTGCAGGTTTAACTCTTGGTGGCAATGGCTCTGAGATTTATTCTTGCGCAGCAGATAGAGATCAAGCACGAATTGTCTTTGGGACTGCTAAGCGAATGATTGAGATGGATGAAGAACTTTCATCAATGTTTGTTCTTTACCGCGATGCAATTGAGTTCAAAGAGAAGGCGAGTGTGTATCGTGTCCTCTCTGCCGAGGCTTACACAAAAGAAGGACTCAACCCTTCACCGCTTGTTATCTTTGACGAAGTCCACGCGCAACCATCGTGGGATTTATGGAACACGCTATCCCTTGCCGGTGGCGCTCGCGCGGATTCTTTACTTTTCGGCATTACAACTGCGGGCATCAAGAGCGACTCGGCAGGTCAAGATTCACTCTGCTACTCGCTCTACCAATACGGACAACAATTAGTCAAGGGCGAAAAGACTGACCCTTCGTTCTTCTTTGCTTGGTGGGAACCAACTGCTGTTGATGCCGACCATAGAAGCCCGCAAGTTTGGGCAGAAGCTAATCCTGGACTTGGCGACATTGTTGACATCGGTGATTTTGAGTCGGCAGTATTGCGAACACCTGAAGCAGAATTTAGAACCAAGCGATGCAACACCTTTGTTAGCACAACAACTGCTTGGCTTCCACAAGGATCGTGGGAAGCCTTAACTTATGAAGGCAGACCGCACATCCCTGGCGAAGATGTAGTTCTTGCCTTTGATGGTTCTTTCTCTAATGACTCAACAGCTCTTATCGCTTGGTATCTAGGCGGAGAGAAGCCACATTGCTCAGTCATTGGATTATGGGAGAAACCAGATAATGCAGAACAAGGTTGGTTTGTGCCGGTGGCCGAAGTCGAAGCAGCCATCATTTCAACTGCACGAAATAATCGAATCACTGTGCGAGAGATTGTTTTCGACCCCGCAAGATGGAACCGAACATTTATGGTTCTTGATGAAGAGGGCTTGCCCGTTGTGGCTTATCCCAACTCAGCAGAGCGAATGGTTCCTGCAACACAAAAGTTCTACGAGGCAGTCGTCAATGAGTCATTCACTCACGATGGCAATGAAGGCTTGGCAAGGCACATCGCAAACTGTGTCACCAAACAATCAAGTCGCGGTGTGATGGTGGCAAAGGCCTCGGCTCGGCGCAAAGTCGATGCCGCAGTTGCTTCAATCTTTGGCTATGACAGAGCCACGCAACCGCCACCGCCGAAGCCCCCTGTCGCCAAATTCTTTTCAATTCAAGTCTGAGAGGCGTTATGAAAAAACTTGATGTGTCAATGCTAGTTGGGATTGGCGGTTTGATTATCGCAACAACAGGTCTTGCAATGTTCTCAGTTCCTCTTGCTCTTGTCTGCTTGGGGTCATTTCTAGTTTGGATCACGGAGAAGGCTAACTGATGGGAATTTCAAAGCGCATTCGCGTTCAAGGCGAGAAACGACAGAATGTAAATTCGCAATATGTCGAGCCAATCATTCCTGGTCGCCCTGCTTTTATGGCTCCGTCAGGAGTCGATGTCACACCTGATTCTGCAATCAGAATGTCAGCCGTTTATGCTTGTGTGCGTTTGCTTGGCGACACAATCTCATCACTTCCTCTTGGCGCTTATGTGCGCAGAGGTCGCAATCGGATTTCTTATGCTGCCGCCTATGGCGAAACTCCTGCTTGGGTGAATAGACCAAACCCTGAAGCCTCACGCATTGAGTTCTTTGAGCAAGTCTTATCTTCCCTTAACTTGCACGGCAACGCCTACATCTTGACAGTGCGAGATGAGAATGATGAAGTCTTTGAACTTTATTGCTTAAATCCAAACGAAGTTCGCATTCGCAGACTTGGCCCAAATGAGCCTTTGGTTTATGAGATAACAGTTCGTGAAGAAGGCGAAGTCAGAACTGAGATTCTTACGGGCAGAGAAATTCTGCACATTCCAATGTTCAGACTTCCAGGATCGTATTATGGTCTAGGCCCTGTCGCAGCTTGTCGCCTTGCAATAGGTGGCGCAATGGCAGCAGAAACTTATGCTGCTGCTTATTTTGGAAATGCTGCCAACCCTGGAGGTGTCATTGAAGTTGCCGGCGAACTTACGCAAGAGCAAGCACAAGACATCAGCCGTGATTGGAACATAACTCACACAGGCCCTTATCGCGCAGGCAAGATTGGCATTCTTTCAGGCGGAGCAATTTTCAAACCTTTGACATTAAACGCACAAGATGCGCAGCTCCTAGACTCGCGCAGATTCGGGGTTGAGGAAATCGCAAGATTATTCCGGTGCCCTATCTCACTTCTTGGTCACCCTGTTGCTGGCGCAATGTCGTTTGCATCTGTTGAAGCGCAGAATCTTTCATTTGTTCAACACAGTTTGCGCCCTTTACTTGAGCGCCTAGAGCAGAGCTTCTCTAACTTGTTGCCTGAGCCTGATGGATTTATCAAGTTCAATCTTGATGCCTTGCTTCGTGGCACAACAATTGAACGCTACGATGCCTACACAAAAGGACTGCGCGAAGGTTTCTTATCTTTGAACGATGTTCGCTCAGTCGAAGACCTTGCACCAATCGGCGAAGCAGGCGATCAGTTCCGTGTTCCATTGCAGAACATTGATGCCTCTGATGCTAAGGATGTCGGCCTAAATCTAAGAGCTGACATTGTGAGCAAACTTGTTCAAGTTGGCTTTGACCCTGAAGAAGTCCTCAAGGCGGTTGAGATGGTTCCTATTTCACACACAGGCGTTCCAAGTTCTCAACTACAACCTATCTCACAGATTGACCCTAATGACCCTGCGGCTGCTTATGATGTTCGTGAGGCTCGCAATAATGGAACTGTTGTCAATGTTCCTGAGCCTGTTGTCAATGTCGCAGCTCCAAATGTCAACATCGAGCCTGCAATGGTTATGCTCGAATCACCTGAGATTCGCGTAGATGCACCAACTGTCAATGTTGCTTCGCCAACAGTTGAGGTCACAAATCAAATTGACCGGCGCAAGGTTCGCAAGAAAGTTATCCGTGACTCAGAAGGTCGAATCTCTGAAGTCATTGAAGAATTCATTGAGGGGGATGAATAATGGCGACAGGTCTTAGTTCTTATCTAGCAAACAAATTCCTTGATGCTGTTGCAAATGCTGTGTCTTTCTCAACTGCCAATGTTTACATCAAACTTCATACAGGCGAGCCAGGGGCGAATGGAACTGCCAATGCTGCTACTGAAACGACTCGTCAAGAGGCAACCTTTGCAAGTGCTTCAAGTGGATCGGTTGCATCTGATGCCGCCGTCACTTGGACAAACATTGCTGGCTCTCAAGATGCTACTCATTTTTCTGCTTGGGATAATGTTAGTGCTGGCAATTTCTTATTCAGTGGCACTATCACTGGCAATGCTTACACTGCGGGTGATACTTATACAATCGCAAGTGGCTCTCTAACTGCATCCTTAACTTTGGCTTCTTAGAATGCCAGCACAATTTCTTCTTGATGAAGGTATCTTAGACACAGACTTACTTGGGCCAGTCATCATTGTTTCGGCAAATGCCGACCTTGGTGGCATATCATCAAGCGGAAGTTCATTAGTCACGCACCTCGTGACTATGGGCGCAGAGCTTGGTGGCCTGTCTGCAAATGCAAACACCGCACCTGATACACCAGGCGGAGATGAAGGCGGAACAACTCACGGGTTCGTTCAACCTTATTTTCCACCAGTTATCCCACCGCAAGAAATAAAAATCTCAACAATTTATGCAGGCGCGGTCGCAGGCTTAGGCGCGGTCAATGCACAAGCAATGTCTGAGATTTCTTTCTCCATAATGGAAGATGATGCAGAAGTTCTGCTTCTGATTTAGGAATCCAATGCCATATCTAATATCCGACAAGCAAAGTGATTGCCAAGGTTGGGCAACTGTCAAAGAAGAATCAGATGGTTCTTACACGACTATCGGTTGCCACGACAACAAGCAAGATGCCATTGACCAAATGGTTGCCGTCAGTATTGAAGAAGGCATTGAGCCAGGCGGAGAAGTAGCAACAAGAGCTTTGCCTGACAACTACCGACCAGCACTTTCAGATGATGTGCCTCAAGGTCGGGCTTGTGGAAATTGCTTCTTCTATAATGAATCAAAACAAAACGAAGAAGGAACAAAAGCTTGGTGTGAGCTTTGGGAAGATTTCGTTGATGGCGCTTATTACTGCAACAAGTGGCAAGCAGATGAAGCCTCAAGACAAGTTGATTTAACAGTTCCACATTTTATCCGCGACAACGCAGAGCGCGGTTTGAAATATGTTAGAGAAGGTTTTGGGGGCGATGGTCTGACCGACACCGCCAAGCGTGAAGCACGCGAGATGGCAGCAGGTAGGATCACCGAAAACAAAGTTCGCAAGATGGCACCTTGGTTTGCTCGTCATAAAGTTGACGGCCAAGCGCCAAAGAACAAAGACTCATCAAATCCTCAGTATCCAGGCGCAGGTCTAGTGGCTTGGCTTATTTGGGGCGGAGATTCCAACTTCAGTGATAGAGCGCAAAATTGGGCGCAACGCAAGATTGATGCCCTAAACGCCGAAGCAGATTCAAGGAGCAAAATGGCAAAGAAAATTGAGCGCCGCACTTATAGTGTGCGCGATGTAGAAGCAAGAGCAGATGATGACGGGATGCGCCTTGCAGGATATGCAGCAGTCTTTAATGACTCAAGCGTTCCCCTTCCTTTCAAAGAAAGCATTGCTCCTGGCGCTTTTAGAAAGACCTTAACTGAAACACCTGATGTGCGAATGCTAATCAACCACGAAGGTCTGCCAGTAGCTCGCACAAAAAATGGAACATTGAAATTAGAAGAAGATGAGCGAGGTCTTCGCTTTGAGGCAGACCTTGCAGACACACAAGAGGGCCGTGATATTTACGAACTCGTCAAGCGTGGCGATGTTGATCAGATGTCCTTCGCCTTCCGAGTTATTCGTCAAAGATGGAACGATGATAGAAGTCGCCGAGTCTTGACAGAAGTTTCTCTAGCAGACGGCGATGTTTCAGTGGTCACCTATCCTGCTTACCCAACAACCACAGTTGAAGCGCGTGACCATATAAGGCAAGCAATGAAGGCCCTAAAAGAAGGCCGTGACATTGACGATGCGACAATGATGGTCTTGCAGACAATCTTTGATGATATGAGCGAAGGTCACGAATATATTATGAAGGCTCTTGGAGTCTTTGATTCTTTGATGGGTGACCGCAAGTATGGTGAAGATTATGAAATGGATGAAGACGAGGAAGACAAGAAGCGCGCCGTTGATGTTGTGGGCGATTTTGTCGAATGGGATTCATCAGGCGGAACTGCTCGCGGAAGAATCGTTCGTGTAGCAAGAGAGGGAAGCATCAATGTTCCTGGCTCAAGTTTCACAATAACCGCCGAAGAAGGCGACCCTGCGGTCTTGATTCGCCTCTATCGTGAACTCCGCGATGGCTATGTCGCAACCGACACTCTTGTCGGTCACAAGGCATCAGAGCTTCGCGCGATTGACCCACTTCCTGAACCAAGCGAAGAAGAAGCAGGTCGCAAGATTTCTCTGCGCCTCGCTCAAGCAATAATCAACTCAACAAAATAAGTTTCTGCTCAACAGAGCAGATTGAAGTCGGAGCCAACCTCGCACCCCGTTAAGCGCCGCGAGCATCTTGGCCACCACCTCGAAACCTAATCATAAGGAGCAAAACTCAATG